GTGACGGTGCTGTTGTTGACGTAGCCCCAGTAGATGTGCAGCAGCCGGGTGTTCGCAACCGTGGTCGTGACCGACGGGGCGGTCGCCGTGGTGCCGCTCGTCGCCAACGTCGCGGTAGCGGACGCGTCGACGGGGCCGCTGCCGCTGACACCCGACCAGGCGGTCATGACACCGCCCGCCCAGTTCGACGTGCCGCTCAGCGTCACCGTCAACGACCCGGACTCGCTCCCGGCGGCGACCTTCCAGTACATGTGCCCGTCGGTGGCGGGGCTGGTGCCGGCCATCGCGACCGGGCCGAGCAGCTTCGTCCAGCCGGACGGGGTCGCGGGGGTCAACGAGTGGATGCACGCGAACTGGAGCAGCAGCAGGTCACCCGCGACGAGCCCGGCCGGGTACGGGATCGCGGGGGCGAGGTCGCTGGTGACGGCGAGCGTGCCCGCCGAACGGAACGCGATCGCCATCAGCCGTCCGTGTCCACCCAGACCGCGCCCAACGGGGCGCCGGCCGGGACGCTGGTCTGCTCGTAGAACAAGAACCCGGCGGGGGCGGCGGCCCACTTCACACCGAGCGTCTGCGTCGAGTCCGCTGTCAGGACCTGCCCGTTCGTGCCGACGGGGAGCCGGGCGGCGGTGTCGTCCGCGGACGCGGCGATCAGGTCGCCCTTCGCGTCCAGCAGCCCCAGGCTGAGCTTGGCGGCGGCGACCGCGTCGAGCTCGGCCTGCGTCGCCATGTCAACCGCGAAGCCCGGGTTGGGGTAGGTGCCGGACAGGACGCCGCCGGCGGGGCCCGTGGGGGCGCCGCCAGTGGTGGGGGTCTGCCAGTTCGTCGCGTAATCGGTCGAGCTGGTCTTCGTGAGCACCTGCCCGGTTGTGCCGCCTGTCGGGACGCCCGGCCCGGCGGGACCGGTAGCGCCCGTGGCTCCGGTCGCTCCGGTTGGCCCGGCGGGTCCGGTGGGGCCAGTCGCCCCGGTGGCGCCGTCGGCTCCCGGAGGCCCGGCCGGGCCTGTGGGGCCTGCGGGACCCGTTGGGCCGGGGGGGCCGCCCGATGGGCCGGCGGGGCCCTCGGGGCCTGGCGGGCCGGCGGGGCCCTCGGGGCCGGCTGGCCCGACGCCGCCGCTCCCGTCGACGCGGATCACGTTCGGGTCGTCCGCGTCAGGGGTGACGGTGAGGCCGTCGCCCCACTGGATCTTCGAGAACTTCGTGACCGTCACAGCGCGACCTTCCCGGCCGGTTTCCCGTTCGCGGCCGCCGGCGCGGCCTGTTCGAGCTCCGCGACACGCTGCTGCGCCAGCTCGAGCTGCTCCTCGAGGACGCACACCCGCTCGAGCGCGTTCGCGAGCAGCATCTTGAACCGTTCGACGGCGGTCACGCGACGAGCCCCAGCGCTTGCAGGGCGGCGATCACGTCGGCGGTCGTGGCGGGCGTCGACGGCTGCGTCACGGGTGTCGCGCCGTAGAACCCGAGCGTGGCGCCGCCGACGTAGGCGACCTCGGTGCCGGTGATCTGCACCTGACCGGTGGGGCTGATCGTGATCTGCCCGGCCGCGCCGGCGCCCTGGATCTCGATCGTCGCACCGGTGATCGAGATACCAGAGTTGAGCGCCTTCAACTGGATCCCCAACGTGTACGGGTCCGACACCTGATCAGACTCGATGTTCACTAGGGCGCTGTTCGACAGCACCCCGATCGACTCGTTCGCCTCGAGCACCATCCCGTTGAACGTTTTCAAGCGGATCCCGCCGCTGCCGCCGCTCGAGGTCGACTGGTCCTGCAGATCAAGCGCGTATCCCGCCACGGCGCCGTCGCCTTCGGTCGCGTCGTTGACCTGGACGTACAGCCAGCCGCCCTCGTTGTCAGTGTCGAACTGGATCCCGCCGCCACCGCCACCGCCGTCGCCGACCGTTTCGTAGACGATCCGGACGGTGTCGGCGCCGCCGTGCTCGTGATCCCTGCGGTGCAGAACAGGTTTGTTCGCCATCAGACCGGCGACCAGTCCGGATCGAACATCGACACGTCATCGAAATACGCCTGCGGGGACAGGTCGAGCGTCAACGTGACGTTGTCGTACTCAGGGGTCAGCGGCGTGACGGTTTCGTGGACGCCCTCAACGAAGAACGACTCGTCGAAGCCGCCGCCGGGGGTCGCGACGGTGAGGTCGATCAGGTCGGCGATCTCGATCTGCGACAGCAGCGCCCAGGTGGCGGCGGCGTGGGGCGCGTCGGGGTGCATCGTCCGGAACCCGCACAGCGTCACGCGGTTCTTCGGGTCGTGGTAGTTCGCGACGTAGTACGCGCCGAAGCGGGCGATCTCGGTCAGCGTGAGGCTGCCGAGCACTGGCGCGCCGCCGCTCCAGCCTCGCAGGGTGAGCAGGCTCTCCGCTGACCAGGAGCGGATCCCGTAGGTCGCCTGGGAGCCGGCGTGCCAGGTGCGCGCCCAGTCGTCGGTCTCCGCCTGCACCTGCACACCGCCCCTGAGCAGGTAGGCGGACGTGGTGAACGCGTCGTTGATGATCTTGCTCATGCCGCGGTTGAACGCGAACTCGCGGATGTGAGCCAACCCGGAGCCGGCGTTGACGGCGGCGCCGTCGCCGGCGGTCCAGTGGTGCCAGTCCCACGCGGCGTCCCCTGCACTCGCGGCGGTGCCGGCCGGGTCGAGCTTCGCGCCGCGGCCGTGCACCGCGAGCCGGCCGGTGCGGCCCTCGCAGTAGGCGTTCGAGACGGCGGGGAACTCGCCGTCGCACGCCTCTTGGATCACAGTCATGATGTTCTCGGTCGGCGAGTACGTCGAGGTGGCGAGCTCGACCGTGCCCGTGAAGCAAACGAACCACTCGTCGGGGATGGCGGCGTCGCCGAGCACCCCCTCCACGCGCGACTGCATGCTCTCGTTGGCGAACACGACCTGGTCCTGGCTGTCGGGGGCAACGGTGGCGGGGTCGTCACCGAACCGGGGCGGGTCGCCGGTCTTCGCGGGGGTCATCTGGATCGCGGCGAGGATCTCGAACAGGTCGAAGCAGCTGATCTCCAGCCGGTTCACCTGCTGCGATGGGTCGAGCGTGTAGTTGTAGTCCTCGACGAAACCGCGGAACCGCGTGAACCACTCACCGGTCACGGGGTTCAGCCGGCCGAGCGCGATCTGGATCAGCGGTTCGAGCTGCCCGTAGTAGGGCCCGTCGGGGTTGGTCGGGTCGAGGATCCCGGTGCGGTCGGCGATCTGCACCGTCGCGCGGCCGGTGTCGGTGCGGTCGAGCTCGTACTGGCGGCCCCGATCGATCTGGTAGCTCGTCACCAGGTTCGGGTGGTCGTCGAGCCGCGTCCAGACGCAGTCGTACAGCAGCGTCGGCTGCCCGAACGCGATGTTGACCCGGCCGACGGGGTCAGCCACGCGCCCCGCGACGGACGTGCGGCCGCGCCTTGGCGCGTTTCGCGATCTGGTTCTCCAACCCGGGGACGTCCTGGACGCCGTGCATGTGCACGCCGCCGTTGATCGTCACGCCGGCGGTGAACTGCCCGCCCCGCCCGGCGCCGCGGGGGATCGTGCCGCCCGGCCCCATCATCGCGAGCCCAACCTCGAGCCGCCGTTTCTGGCCGCGTGTCAGGTCGGCGCCGAACTGGTTCACGAACGCGGTCGCGTTCAACGTCTTGAACAGCTTGCGGGTGTTCCGGTTCGCCTGCGTAACATCCGCGAGCGCCTTGTCGGTCGCGTCCTTCCCGGCCTGCGCCGCCTGCGCGGCCTGGTCGGCCTGCTGCTTGCGGGTGTCCTTGATCTGGCCGAGGATCCCGACCTTCTGCTGCTCGAGCGAGAGTGTTTTGCCGTGCGCCGCGATCTGCTGATTGATGATCGCCAGCATGTTCTGCTCGGCTTTCAGGTTGTCGGTGAGCGTGTCGGTGAGCCCGGCCCGGTCGATCGCGAGCTGCGCCCAGTCGAGCTTCGACTGCTCCGCGTCCGCAGCCGCTTGCTTGATCGCGTCGCGGCCGGCCTGGCGCGCGGCGGCGATCTCCTGATTCTTCGAGTTGATCGCCAACTCGACCGCCAATAGCTGGTTGCGGAGGTCGAGCGTCGACCCTTCGGTCGCGATGATCTTCCTGATCCCGGCCTCCTGCTCTTTGAGCCTGGCCAGGTCGTCCTGCGTGCCTTTCGTGAGCTGGGTCTGGTCGACGTTGAACTGGAGCTGGTCGAGCACCGCCTGTTGCGCGGCGGCGTTCCGTTCGGCGGCGGCCTGACGGGCGGCCTTCGCCGCCTCAGCGGCCTTCTGCGCCGCGTCGGCTGTCCGCTGCGCCGCGTCGGCGGCGTTCTGCGCCTGCTCGGCCCGGTCGGAGCGGATCGTGCGTTGCACCTCGAGCAGCTTGTCCTCCAATGTCAGGCGGCGGGTGATGTCCTTCGTGGCATCCATCCGCTGCTGGATCAGCTCCCCGATCTGCTGCAGCCGCGTGATCTGGCCTTTCAGGGAGGTGATGTCCTGCACCCGGCTGAGCTGCCGGTTGATCATCGCGTCGAACCAGGCGTTCCGCTGCTGCGCGCCCGCGCCGCGGGGCTGCGGTGGCGGCGGCACCACCCCGGGCGGTGCGGCGCCGCCGCTGACCGGCCCGCGCGG